CGTCATCACCGACGCGGCCCAACTGCTCGCAGCCGCCCAGCCGCAGGCCCCAGCGCCCGCTGCACCCACGGCAGCCCCGGAACCGGCACCGACAACCACCCCCGAAGCTCCCCCGCCGCCGGCTCCCCCTGCGGTTGACTGGGAGCAGCGCTACAAGACCCTCCAGGGCATGTTCAACGCTCAGGTCCCTGCCCTGCAGGCCGAGGTGAACAGGCTCAAGCAGACCGCCCCGAAACCTGCCTCGGAGCCGCCGGCCGCACCCGCGAAGCCGACGCCCGACGCCAAGGACATCGAGGCTTTCGGCGCGGAGATGGTCGAGATGGCGGTGCGCTACGCGCAGAAGGCGGTGGAGATGTCCGAGGCCCGTCTCGACACGCGCATCCGCGCGTTGGAGGACAAGGTCAACGGGGTTGGACAGCAGGCCGAAGTGGTCCGTGAGCAGCAGTTCTTCGCTGTGCTCGCGGAGCTGGTGCCGGACTGGGAAGCGATCAACGCTGACGACCGTTGGCTCATGTGGCTGAACGAGATCGACGCGTTCTCGGGTGCCCGTCGGCAGGACCTGCTGAACCACGCGCAACAGACCGGCGAAGCACGCCGGGCCGCGGCGATCTTCAAGGCGTTCAAGGACACCTTGCCGAAGCCCCGAGCCCCCGAGCCGGTCACCCCGCAGGTGCAGCCCGCCTCCACAGGCGCTGCCACCCCGGTCCCCGTTGCGCCGGCCGCGAAACCGATCCTGTCGCAGAAGTTCGTCCAGAAGTTCTTCGCGGATCGGGACGTGCATCAACGTTACCGCGGTCGCGAGGCGGAAGCCGCGCAGATCGAGCATGAGATCAACCTTGCTGCGGCAGAGGGGCGCATCGTCTAACGTGTAAGCCCGACGCCGCGGCGTAATCGGAGACGGAAATGTCCACGATCACTCCCGGCGTCGTCACCCCGGTGGCCGGCGCTTACGGCACCAACCCGGCCTACAGCGGCACGTTCATCCCGACCCTGTGGTCGGCGAAGCTGAACGCGAAGTTCTACGCCGCCTCCACCTTCGCGGACATCTGCAACCGCGACTGGGAAGGCGACGTCTCGAACGTCGGCGACAAGGTCATCATCAACAACATCCCCGACATCGTCATCAACGACTATGTCGTGGGCGGCAACCTGAACTACCAGACTCCGACGCCGAACACGCTGGAGCTGATCGTCGACCGCGCGAAGTACTTCGCGTTCAACGTCGCCGACGTGCTGGAGTTCCAGTCGAAGCCGGACCTGATGGACATGTTCAGCAACGACGCATCCGAGCAGATGCGCACGGTGCTGGACTCGACCTGCATCTATCGCACCTGGAACCAGGGTGCTGCGGCCAACCGCGGCGCCACGGCCGGCGTGCGCTCGGGCGCCTACAACCTCGGCACGGACACGGCAGCGGTCGCGCTGACCTCGTCCAACGTGCTCCAGAAGATTCTGGAGATGGCCGCGGTGCTCGACGAGCAGAACATCCCCGAGTCGAACCGCTGGCTGATCATCGACCCGTTCACCCGCACGCTGCTCATGCAGTCGAACCTCGCGCAAGCGCAGTTCATGGGTGACGACAAGTCGATCGTCCGCAACGGCCTGATCGGCTCGATCGACCGCTTCAAGGTCTACGTGTCGAACCAGCTGCCGCGCAACGCCACCGGCGCCTCGACGCCGTGGGTCTCGGGCGACGGCTCGGAAAGCTCGGTCACGACCTCGGGCACGATCGACGCCAAGCGCGTGCTGGTCGCCGGCCACACGAGCGCGATCTCGTTCGCCTCGCAGATGACCAAGACCGAGCAGCTGCGCAACCCGACCGACTTCGGCGACCTGGTCCGCGGCCTGCAGGTCTTCGGCCACAAGGTCACGAAGCCGGAAGCCCTGACGATCTGCATCGTCAAGTAAGCCACGGCCGACTAACCGGAGAACAGACATGGCAAACCAAATCCAGCTCGGCCGCACCGACAACGGTCAGGGCTCCGTCACCCCGGTCGGCACCACGCTCTCGGGCGCGCCGACCCTGACGAACCGCGTCAACCACTGCGTCGCCGCCGCCGGCGTCGTGGCGGTCGCGCTCCCGCAGAACTCGGGCAGCGACGTGGTCGTCCTGAACCTGGCGGCCACGGCCGTCGCGCTGACGGTGTTCCCGCCGACGGCCGCGGGCAAGATCAACAACGGCTCGGCCGGCGCGGCCTTCTCGATCGCGCAGAACAAGTCGGCGACGTTCTACCCGCACCCGAACGGCATCGACTACACCGCCGTTCTGAGCGCGTAAGCACTAACAGCGTTAGTGCGACAATACGCCCGACCCGACCAGGTCGGGCGTTTTCACATTCGCCCCCGCCATGCCCACGATCACCGCGCAATCCATCATCGACAAGGCGCAGATCATCCTGCAGGACACCACCGGCATTCGCTGGCCGGAGGAGACCGAACTGCTGGGCTGGCTCAACGACGGCCAGCGCGAAGTCGCGATCCTGCGTCCCGACGCTTCGACCGTCACCGCGAACATGACGACCGTCGCCGGGACCAAGCAGTCTCTGCCGGCGGCCGGCACCGCCCTGGTCAACGTGATGCGTACCGTTGGCGGCAACGCCATCCGCAAGGTGCCCCAAGAAATCCTCGATGCGCAGCGTCCCGGCTGGCATGCCGAGTCGAGCGGCGCGGCCAAGCACTACACATACGACCCGCGCACGCCCCGCATCTTCTACGTGTACCCGCCCAGCGCGGGCAGCGTGCAGCTGGAGATCAAGTACCAGGCCGCGCCTGCTGACGTCGCGACGATCGGCGGCACGATCACCATCGACGACGTCTACGCCAACGCGCTGATCGACTACATCCTGTTCCGCGCGTACAGCAAGGACGCCGAGTACACGGCCAACGACGGGCGCGCGATGGCCGCGCGCAAGTCCTTCGAGAACACGCTCGGCTTGAAGGCCGTGGCGGACGCGTCGGCGCAGCCGGCGAACAACACGGCGGGCTGATGTGAAAGCGCTCAGCCTGTTCCTTCCGTACGTCGCCCCGTACGTCTTCGACTGCAGCGACCCGATGGCCGAGCAGGCCGTCCTGTCCGCGTGCATCGAGTTCTGCCAACGCACGAACTTCGTCCAGAACACGAGCAGCGAAACGACGGTCGTCGGCACGACGGACTACGACGTCGAGGAGCCCTCGCAGCAGGAGCTGGCGAAGGTGCTCGCGGTGTTCTACCAGGGCAACAAGCTCAAGGCGCGCTCCAGCGAGATGGTGTCGTACGCCCCCGCGCTGCGCAACGAGGCGATCGGCGAGGCGGAGATCGCGACCGGCACGCCGACCGAGTGGTTCAACCGTGATCCGGCGCAGCCGATCGTCACCGTCTACCCGGCGCCCGATGCGGTCCTCGCCGGCGGCATCACGATCCGCGCCGCGCTCAAGCCCAAGCGCACCGCCACGAGCGTGGCCGACACGCTGTTCGACGACTGGGCCGAGGACATCGCCTCGGGCGCCGTCGCGCGACTGATGCTGACCCCGCGAATGCCGTTCACGAACGCCGCACTCGCCCCCGTCTTCCGCGCGCAGTTCAACACCGCGTGCGTGAAGGCTGCCGTGATGGCGCGCGTCGGCGCCGCCGCCGCGGCGTCCCGTGTTCAACCCGTTCCCTTCGCATAGAGGCCCACATGGCTTACCGCATCGGCGACCAACTGCAGCAGGTCCTCCCGGCCCCGATCACGGGGAAGGTGGACGACGTTTTCTACGACCCGGCGCTGGAGAAGTTCCGGTACCTGATCACCTTCACGAGCAACAACACCGCGCAGCAGCGCTGGTTCTGGGACGACGAAGTCCAGCTCGCCCCCGCCCAAGGAGACGCGCAATGAGCGGCGACACGATGCAGTTCAACGACGCCGCGGCCGCCAACCTCGGCGCGCTGCGCGGCCTGGCCGACGCCCTGAGCCTGTGCGGGACGTACCACGTCAAGTGCTACGACAAGGACGGCAACCTCAAGTGGGAGGACGTGGCGAAGAACCTCGTCACGGACGTCGGCGCGAAGCACCTGCTGGACAACTACCTCGGCGCGTCCGCGTTCACGGCCACCTGCTACATGGGCCTGAAGGGCGCCGGCTTGGCCGCCAACGGCGACACGCAGGGCTCGCACGCCGGCTGGAGCGAACAGGGCGGCTCGAACGCCCCGACCTACACCGGCAACCGCAAGACGGTGACGTTCAGTGTGGCCTCGGGCTCGGGCGGCTCGCCGAACCGGGTGAAGGCCTCGACGGGCACGTACTCGTTCGCGATCACGTCGGGCTCGGGTGTCAGCGTCGACGGCGCGTTCCTGAACATCAACGGCTCGGCCACGAAGGACGACACGAGTGGCACGCTGTTCTCCGTGGGCCAGTTCACGGGCGGTGCGCGCTCGGTCTCGAACGGCGACACGCTGACGGTGACTTACCAGCTTGCCTGTTAAACGGCAGATACGCGCTTGACGGGTATGGCTCACCTCGAAGTTGTCTACGCGCGGAACCGCTCGCTGCTCAGCGTGCTGATCCGCAACGCGGACCGCTGGGGCCGCTGGTCGCACTGTGGCGTGCTAACGCCCCAAGGGACCGTCATCGAGGCGCGTTTCCGTCAAGGCGTCGTGGAGACCCACATCGACGACTTCCTGCGCCGCTATTCGCGGGTGGAGGTTGTCAGGGTCGACTGCCTGCGACCCGCCCGCGCGCAGGCGTTCGCCGCGCAGCAGCTGGGCAAGCCCTACGACTGGCGCGCGTTGTTCGGGAACCTGCTGCGCGCGACCTGGGAGCGCGTCGACGCCTGGCAGTGCACCGAGCTGGTCGAGGCCGCGCTCGTGAAGGCCGGTCGCCGGCGCTTCCGCGGCAACACCGGTTGGCGCATCTCCCCGAACCAGTCCTACATGGTGAAGTGACATGACCCTGCTCGAAGAGATTCAGGCCAAGTGCTCTGCGGAGCTGATCGCGTCGAAGGAGCACGGCCTCATCGCCGCGCAGGTCAACGTCGGCCGCAAGAAGCTCGTCCCGACCGAAGTCGGTAACGGCACGATCCTCGAAACGATCGGGCTGACCGTCGGCAACGCGCTGCTGGACGTGCTCAACAGCGAGCCGAACTTCCGACACGTGAAGCCGCTGCTGGAGCAGGGCCGCCTGCGCATCGACTCCGCGCTCGTGCGCGCGACCCTGGATTCGCTCGTCCCCGCGGTGCTCACGGCCGAGCAGGCCACGGCCCTGAAGTCCGTTGCCGAGCAGGCCGCCCCCGTGTCGGTGCACGAAGTCATCAACGCAATGGCCGCTCTGGAGAACTGATATGGCTTTTCAACTCACCAGCTCCGCTGCGCTGACGATCACCGCCGGCTCGCTGGGCTCGGCCGCCGCGCGCTCGTCCGCCGCTGTCACCACGTCGGTGGACAAGAACGTCAGTGAAATCCTGCTGACCGTCAGCGTCCTGACGACGACCACGGCGCCGACCGGCAACAAGCAGGTGGTGGTCTACGCCTACACCAGCGAGGACGGGACGAACTTCAACGGCAACTCGGGCGGCCAGGATGACGTCGATGGCACCGACAAGGCGCTGACTGCGCTGGGCTCGCCGACGAACCTGATCCCGATCGGCACCATCCAGCTGAACCAAGGCGCCAACGCTCGCACTATCCGCAAGGTGTTCGAGCTGACGCAGTACATCGGCATCCCCGCCAAGTGGGGCATCGTGCTCTACAACGACGCCGGCACAGCGCTGGGCGCCACGGTGTCCGCTTCGTACCGCGAGGGCTACTACACCTAAAGGGTCAGCAGTGGCCTTCGTCCCCGCCTCGAAGACCCGCACCAGCCAACCGTCGAGCCTTGCCCTCAGTCCGCTGGGGCGCAAGTTCTCGGCTGTGGTGATGCCTGGCATCGCCTCGATCAACTGCGTCGACGGGCGGCAGTATTCCAACGTGGCACCCGGCGTGATGACAGCGCACGGGTACGCGGCCGACCTTGGCTCGGCGATCACATCGTCGGTCGCCATCACGCCGGTTACCGACTTCCCTTACGTGCAGCTGTGGGTCGGCCGGTTCAACGCCTCCAGCAACACTTTCATCGGGACGCGGCTTCAGCACAGCTCCGATAACTCGGGCAACCTGCTCGCGCTTCGCCTAGCCAGCTCGACCAATGTCGGCGTGCTGCTGCGAAACAACTACTTCGCGCCGGCGCTAACGTTCTCCGTGGCGGTGCCAGGCGGTTCGTCCGTCAACACGGACATGGTGATCCTGGCGATCACGCGTTCGCGGACCGACCACGCGGTCTACTGCCGCACGAACCGCGGCATCGCAGTCGCAGCGAGCAGCACTGACATCGGCCCGGTGGCTGACGGCTTCACGACCCACGAGTGGGCCGCCGGCACGCTCAACTGCAACCACAAGACCGCCCTCGCCGCATTCGCCAACACCCTGTTGAGCGAAGCCGAAATCCAGTCGATCCTGGTGAACCCGTGGCAGCTGTTCGCACCGCGTCGGACCATCCTGCCGGTGGCGCTGTCGGCCGCTGCCGGCACGACCCCGTTCCAGACGCTCCGGCGCATGGTTCGCACGTGGCAGCCTCGGGGTCCGGTTGGCGTCAACTGGGCGAATCCGCTGGCGCAAGGACTGACTCTGCTGGTGCACGGCGGCGACCCGACCCTGGCAGACGCCCTGCGCGGTACGCGGGGCACGATCACAGCCAACAACAAGGTCCTGACGCCGCTGGGCGCGGAGGTCTTCGCGTCCTCGCCGGGATCGCAGATCACCTTCGACGAGGAGACCGCTTCGAGCGGCGGCGCCCTGGACATCGGGCCGGCTACGTCGGGCGTCACGATCTTCTCCCGCATTCTCCCGCCGCCCTCCAGCTCGGCCTGGGTTGCGGTGACGGACACAACCAGCGAGCGTATCGGGTTCGACTGCGCCTCCACCACCGCGCAAGGGTACGGAACCACTGCCAGCGGCTATGCGTCGACCACGACTACGCCGGTCTCGGCGGGGGTGCCCGTGAACCTGGCGGTGTCTTGGGGTCCAGGCACGTCCCAGGTCCTGCTCTACAAGAACGGTGCGCAGGTCACGTCGTCTGCGAGCGCCACGCCTCGAAGTGGCGCGACCAACCCGTCGATCAAGGCCGCGATGGGGGGCGTAGGTGGCGCGTTCTCGGTGATTGCGGTCTGGTCCCGCCTGCTTACCGATGCCGAGCACCAGGAGCTGAACCGCAACCCGTGGCAGCTGTTCGCGCCGCGCCTCGTCGGCATCTGGCCCGGCCCCGCGTTCACGACCCACAACGTCAGCGTCACCGAGTCGTTCTCGCTGTCCGACAGCCCGACCGCGACTACCCTACTCGCAGCCGCCGGTGCCGAGTCGTTGAGCTTCACCGACAGCCCGGCAGCCACGTCGTCGCTCGGCGCTGCCCAAGACGAGTCGCTGTCGCTGACCGACGCGAGCACGTCCGCAAACGCGATCACCGTCGCCGCAGCCGAGTCGTTGAGCTTCACCGACACGACCACCTGCGTGATGGAGGCCCTGAGCGCCATCGCCGAATCGCTGTCGCTGCAGGACACGAGCGCTGCGTCGGTCAACGGCAGCGTCACCGGCGACGTGGCCGAGTCGTTGAGCTTCGCGGACGAAGCAGCTGGCACTGCGACCCGCTTCGCGGGTGTTGCTGAAGCCCTGGGCCTGAGCGACAGCGCCTCCGCCGGCGCGATCGTCGTCGCGGACCTCGGCGAGACGTTGTCGATTGCCGATGCCATCACGAGCCTCGGAACGCTGACTGCAGCCGCGGCCGAAGCGCTGGGCCTGGCTGACACGTGCAACGTTAACCTGACCGTCACGCTCAGCATGGCCGAGGCCCTGGTACTGGCCGACACGTCCGGCGGAACGGTCGTCTCGATCACGGGTCCCGGTCGGACCGAGACGGTCTACGTGGTCGCGGACATCACGACCATGACGGTCGAGGCCGACGACACAACCATCAATGTCAGCTAACACCGGTTAGCTAGAATGCGCGAACCCTAACGAGAGGCCAACATGAGCGTCGGAATCCTCGGCCGCTTCGTGAAGCAGTCCGGCGAGACGCTGGACTACAACGTCGACTTCAGCGAGTGGATGGCCGGCCGCAACGACGCGGCCGCCTCGTTCACCGTGACCGTCGATGCGGGTATCACGCTCGTGGCCTCCGAGCGTACGGGGAACGTCGTCTCCGTCGTCCTGTCGGGCGGCACGAGCGGCCAGCAGTACAAGGTCACGGTCAGGCTGACGACGAACGCCTCGAACCCCATCACGAAGGAAGCCGACTTCCTGGTGAAGGTGAAGGATGTATGACGGTCCTTGACGTCCGCCAGTTCGGGGGATTGCTGCCGTCGGTCGAGCCGCGCAACCTGCCGGCCGAAGCCGCACAGACCGCCCAGAACCTCGACATGCGCCACGGCGACTTCCGCCCGATCGCAGGTCCCGGCACGTCCGTCACCACCGTCGCAGCAGCCTGCATGTCGGTCTTCCGCACGCCCAGCGGCGTGTGGTTGAACTCGGCCAGCGATGCGAACTTCGTCCTGGGCCAGCTGCAGGACACCTCCGACGAGCGCGTCTACCTCACTGGCCGCAGCGCGTACCCCGAGGCCTGGCTCAGCGGCACATACCGGCGCCTGGGCGTGCCGATGCCGGCGACGAAACCCACCTGCTCGGTCAACGTGGTGAACGAGTTCACGACGGAGGAGGCCGAGGCGGGGCGCAAGAGCGTCATCTCGGACTTCCAGGCCGCAATCACTTCCGGCCTGACGTACACCTACGCGGGCTACGAGAACACGATCGCTTCGCTCCCCCGCGGTGCGTTCTGGCTGCCGCACGGCACCGTCTCGGGCATGCCGACGAACACCGCGCAGATGGGTTGCTACTGCTTGCCTATCGTGGCCTCGGGCAGCTCGTACAAGATGCAGTACGAGGAAGACAACTGGGCGCTCGACGCGACGCTCGGCAGCGCGCAGATCACCTACCTCGGCAACCCGTACCTGGCGATTCCGATGTACTGCCAGGCGCGCATCTACGACTTCGACACCGCCGCGTTCACGACCGCTGCGCAGGCGATCAAGAAGCCCGACGACGGCGTCACGCAGCTGCTGACGAACGACGAGATCACGGAGCTGGCTGCGCGATACGAGGCGCTGTTCGATACGACCGCCGAGCCGCAGAAGGCGATGATCGCGGAGCTGCAGCAGCACATCGACCGGGTGGCGAAAGCCATCAACCCGGTCTCCGGCTCGATGCTGATCGAAGCCAACAAGGCGTTCTTCGCGAAGACCGACGTCGACGCGGAGATCGACGACGCCATCGCGAACTTCGCTGAGACGGTGTTCCTCGCCGCGAAGGCCGCGTTCAACGTGCCGCCAGAAGCGGCCATCGGCGATGTCTACCACCCGGGCGGTGTGAGCGACGGACCATGAGCCAGATTTACGCCTCGGGCAACCGAACGACCGCGATCGCGAACATCATCGCGCAGGTCAACTCGCTCATCACCTACGACACAGCGGGCGTCAAGGTGCTGGACTCGCAAGGGCTGGCCGAGTGGCTGCGCTCCGAGTTCAACACCATCGACACGACGGACGGCACGCCGCCCTCCAGCGCCGCGGAGGTGCAGAAGGCCGTCGATGCGGTCGCGATGGGGCCGATGGTGCAGTCCCTCGCGAAGCTGTTCGGCGCGAGCCACTGGTCGGGCCGCCCCGACTGGCCGGTCAACGTCGGCCAGTTCCAGGGCAACAAGGCCACCGCAGCGCAGCAGGAGCAGCGTGCGCTGCAGGCCGCGGCCCACGCACTGCAGAACCAGTACGAGACGATCAAGCAGAAGCTCATCGACTCGATCCCGAACGAGTACGACATCCACGTCGTCCCGCGCCTTCCCACGCCGGTTGTGCGCGACGTCGAGACGCGCGCCTACGTCGCAACCTACGTGACCGACTGGGGCGAAGAATCCGCCCCCTCGGCTCCGTCCGACCTGGTCGACCTCGACGGCAATGACACGGTGTCGGTCACCGTGCCCGCGGCCCCGGTCGGCCGCAACGTCACGCACTTCCGCCTGTACCGCAGCAACTCCGGCAACACGGGCGCGGCTTACCAGTACGTGCCGAACCCGGCGGACGACGTCGGGTTCCCGATCGGCACGCTGACGGTGACCGACGACCGCAAGGACGAGCACCTGCAGGAGACCTGCCCTTCGCTCACCTGGGAGGAGCCCCCGGAGACGCTGACGGGCCTGATCGGCCTGCCGAACGGGATCATGCTGGGCTTCGTCGGCGCGCGCATCTGCGCGTGCGAGCCGTACCAACCATACGCCTGGCCGACCGAGTACCAGCTGACGATGGAGTTCCCGTACGTCGGCGCCGGCGTGTTCGGGCAGACCGCGGTCGTGCTCACGACGGGCAACCCGTACTACGTTTCGGGTGCGGACTCGGCCAACCTGTCGGTGCAGAAGATCGAGTCGAACCAGTCGTGCGTATCCAAGCGCAGCGTGGCGAGCGGTGAGGGCGGTGTCTTCTGGGCGAGCCCGGACGGCATCTGCCTGGCGAGCCCGAGCGGTGTGCAGGTCATCACCGAGGGCGCCTACAGCCGCGACGACTGGACGGCGCTCAACCCGGCGAACTCGTTCGGCGCCTTCCACGAGGGGGTGTACTACCTGTTCCTCGCTGTTGGCGTGACGGTCGCGGTCGACCTCAAGAGCCGCCGCATCTCGACGATCCCGTTCATCGTTCCGCTGCCTTCGGCCGCGTACACCGACCTGCTGACGGACACACTCTACGTCGCGCGCAACACCGAACTGGTCCCGCTGTTCCGCGGCACCGGGCTCACCGGCACGTGGAAATCTCGAGTTTTCGTCGCCGCGCAGCACCCCGGCTTCAGCGCGATCCGCGTGGAAAGTGACTTCGAGAGCGCAGTCACGGTGAAGCTCTACGGCGACGGCGTGCTGCGCCACACCGCGACGTTCACGAGCCGCGAGCCCCAGCGCCTGCCGGCCGGCCGATACCGCGACCACGAGATGCAGGTTGAGGCCGCCTGCCGTGTGACGCGCGTCACGCTCGCGACCTCGATCGCTGAACTGGGGGCAGTGTGAGCAACCCCCGCGGCCGTAACTCGACGAGCTACGCGAACGACGCGGCGCGCCTGCCGGCGCTACCGACGGTGCGCGCGCAGGACCCTGCGATGCAGCGGTTCGTCGACGCCGTGCGCGAGTGGATCGAGACGCGCAGCGGCAGCCGGGGCGACCAGTTCGAGCGCACCGTCACCTTGCGCGACCTGGTCGAGCTGGGCCTCATGGACCCCAGCGTCCTGGCGAACGGGCGCCTGACGGCCAACACCCTGCGCACCGTCGACCGCACGTCGGACGAAACGCTGATCGTGCAGACGCCGAGCGGCGCGACGCGCATGACGGTGGAGGCGTTCACGCAGTCGATCCTGAACACGCGGCTGTTCCGGGATTTGATGCTGAAGCTCAACGACCCGAAGCGCTTCGACATGCTGCCGGAGGCGGTGCGCCAGGTCCTCGTGCGCGACATCGCGGCCGAGGCAGCCGCCCGCGGCGCGGACATCCGCCGCGTCGAGACGAAGCTGCAGACGGCGACCGAATCGCTCGCGATGAAGGTCGAGGAGACGACCGCCGCAATCGGGCACTCGGTGGCCGGCGTTCGGCAGACCACGTTCGCGACCGCCAACGCCCAGCAGGCCACGGCCGGCGTCGTCACGCAGGTCAAGGCGGCCATCGGCGACCCCGGCTCGTTCACCGCGGCCGGCGTGACGCTGGAGCAGGCGATGTTCGGCATCGCCAGCATCGACGAGGGCCTGTACGGTCAGTACACGGTCAAGATCGACGCCAACGGCTACGTGTCGGGCTTCGGCCTGGCGGTCGAGGCCACCGGTGCCAACGATGCCACCTCGGCGTTCCTGATCGCCGCGGACAAGTTCGCGATCGTTGATCCGACCGACACCATCGCCGACCCGCTCAACCCACCGACGAATCGCATCCCGTTCGGTGTCGACACGACGAACAACGTCATCTACATCAACGGCAACGTGCGCATCAACGCGGGTGGCCCCACGCTGGGCAGCCTCGGAGGCACGAACTACACCGTTGACCTGTCGAACGAAGCGTTCACCGTTGCGACGAACTCCTCGGGTGGCGGCGGCTCCTACGGCACCAACACCGAGACGAGCGTCAAGGCGTACGCCGGTACCACCGACGACACATCCAACTGGACGTTCTCGATCTCGGGCGGGACGGTCAACTGCACCGCGACGATCAACGGCGGCGCCGGCCCGGTCTCGGGCACCGGCACGGTGACGGTGCGGATCACGAACCTCACCGCGGACAACGGCAGCGTCACGATTACTGCGACCAAGGGCGCCAACAGCATTCCGGTCGTCTTCCGCGGCAGCAAGGCGCGCGCGGGCTCGGACGGTTCGCCGGCGACGGTGTACGAGGTGCGCCCGAACGTCGGCGCGGTCAGCAAGAGCAAGACCGGGGTGTACTCGCCCACGGCCATCGTTTTTACGGCGTACTCGATCACCGGCACCTCGGACCCGGTGACCTACGCCGGCCGCTTCATCATCGCCACGTCGAACGACGGCTCCAGCTGGACGAACCAGTACACGAGCGCTTCAGACGAGTCGAGCAAGAGCTACACGGTGCCCGCGGGCATCACGCACGTCCGCTGCCGCCTGTACCTCGCCGGTGCGACCACGAACCTGGTCGACGAGGAGTCGGTGCCGATCGTCACGGACGGTTCTGATGGCGCAAACGGAAGCAACGGCTCGAACGGCGCCGCGGGCTCGCGCGGCAGCCTCGACCTCTACATCTCGGGCTCGTCGCCGCTCACGGACACCGAGTGCGACAACGCGATCACGGCGCAGACCGGCTCGTCCACGAAGATCGTCGGCGACACCGTGACCGAGTACGACGGTTCGAGCTACGTGAGCGTCAAGCGCTGGAACGGCTCGTCCTGGGTTGCCCCCGGCGTCGTGATCGACGGCAGCCTGCTGGTCACCGGCACGGTCACAGCGGGCAAGCTCGCAGCGAACTCGGTCGTTGCCGCGAACATCAACGTGTCGAGCCTGTCGGCTATCTCCGCGAACCTGGGCACGATCACTGCCGGCGACCTGACGGCCGCGAAGATTCGCACGGCCAGCTCGGGCGCGCGCATCCTGATCAACGATACGGCTACCAATGCGACCTACGGCAACAAGATCGTCGGCCTAACCTCTGGCGGCGTCGAAATGTTCAAGCTCGACGCCTCGGCCGGCCTGGTGAACATCACGTCCGACCAGCTCGGCAGCGGTGCGCTACGGGTGGACAACACCGCCAGCACGGGCGGCGGCATCTACTCGGAGACGAACGCGGGCACCGCGGTCTACGGCCTGAGCAACTCCGGTCACGGCGGTCGGTTCAGCTCGCTGCGCATCGACCAGGCCGCAACGGCCTCCGGCGCGAACACCGCGACGTTCAGTGCGTTGCTGCCCACCGGGTCCGCGGCCAGCACGAACCTGTGGGGAAAGCTGAACTTCAGCGGCACGAACTACTGGGTGCCCATCTGGGCCGTCTAACACTGTTAGTCTAGAATCGCAACACTGAAAGGAAACGACATGGACATCGACAAACTGGTTTCGCTGGGCTTCTCGGTCGTCGCAGGCCAGCTCGACTACAAGGGCAAGAACTACGGT